TTATAGCGCAATAGCCTTGTTTAATTTCTCCTGTACAGCTTCCTTTTCCTCGTCCAGATGTGCATATACTTCCATGATCATTTTCAGATCGGAATGTCCCATCAGCTCCACAGCTTTCTTTTGACTGATGCCAGAATAATACAGCATAGTACAATAATTGTGCCGGAATATGTGCGCCGTCAATCCCTGGATTGGTTCAGCACCGATTTCCTTTTCTTTGTCAGACGTGACAGCGGCATTCATCTTCTTTATAATCCGCTCCCACATTCGTACATACTGCGTCTTAGAGAGCGTCTCCGTGGTTTTTCCTTTGAATAGGTAAAAACTATCGACTGACCGCAAAACTTCCCTTAGAAACGATTCTACGCCCTCTGGGATAGGCAGTGTGCGGTTTCCTGCGTCAGACTTTGCACCGTCCTTGATTGTAGGTATATTTTTATCAAACACAACGGTTTTATTTACTGTCAATGTCTTTTTCTTCAGGTCAATGTCTGCCTTGGTAAGGGCTAGGCACTCCCCGCGGCGCAACCCAAAATAAAAGAGTAGCATTACAAAGGCTTTTTCCTGCATGGTAAAATCAGCTTTTTTAATTGCTTCTTTTTCGAGGTCCGTCAGGGTGCGCTTTTCTGCCTTGTGCCGTTTTGGCAGCGTTACTTTTTTTGCAACATTTTCATGCAGCAGCTTATCGTCAATTGCGCTGTTAAGAATCTGCACAAGTGTTAGACGGATAATTTCGCATGTCCTAGGGTGGTCCTGTCGGTCATTAATCACTTTTTGCACATCAGACCGCACAATCTTGTTTAACGGCAGATGACCGATTTCGGGCTTAATGTGGCAGTTAATAGCATTTACATACATTGCCTTGGTGTTAATGCTTGCAGATGTCTTGTACGTCTCGAGCCAACTGTCAGCATAATCTTTCAGCAGTGTGTCAGATGTCTTTACCGCTTCCCCTGTCTTGATCTTAATTTTCAGTTCAAGAATTTTATCTTTCAGTTCTTTTTCAGTTTTGGCAGATAGGAACACATTGTTTGGTTTGCCATCGGGCTTGTACCCCACCATAACCGTTGTCGCATACCGCCCATCTTTACGCTTTTTGTACTTTGCCATTGTATCAATCCTCCTTAAAAAAGTGTATAAAAATAGTAGCCAGCGATTTTTCACTTGCAAGCTGTTTGGGAAGGTGATACAATATTTTTGAGTTGTAGGTATATCACCTTCATATTTAAAGCCGTTCAGTGCTGGTAACACTGGGCGGTTTTTGGTACAAGTTCCTCATATTCTTATGATATAATCCAAAGAAAAGAGGAGATAACAAAATGTTTGATAAAAATTCAAGAAAAAGAACAAAAGTAACTGTTTCAGATGTTTCGCTGGCGGTGTCAATTATCACGTTTATCATTGTGGCTTTACCTAAAATCATTATGTTTTTCAGTTAAAGATATTTGCGATAAATGAAAATATCTCTTTGTGATAAGCCATAAATTCTATAAATAAAGCAAATATAGATATAATTACTGCAATCCACCCTTTAATATCAGCTTTCTTTGACGTTTTCAATGCTATGTCCGACTGGATTTCGGCGGATTTTGCAATTTTCTCAATGGACTTTGCAAATTCATCTTCGTGCAGAACCTCCGCAAGGTATGCTTTTCCCTGCTCTGAAATCCAAACGGACATTATTTCGCCGACATCTTCCATTTTTTGATTATGGTTTAAAATATGAGCGCCGGAAAAGTCCCTGTCAACAGATATAAGTCCCTGTTTTTTCAAATATAAAATCATGCTAATCTGCGAATCGTCTATATCGGAGCGTTTCATTTCGTCAACTTCTGAAAGTTTTTTCAAAAAATTCAATTGATTTTGGTCTAAATTCATATTTTAATCTTTTTCCTCCTCCACCATCGCCAAAATAACTTTCAATATGTTTCTCATGCGCTCCGGCGGCATCTTGTCGATTTCTTCGGGGGAGAGGTTCAGGAATTGTATGTATTCGGATAGGGTCATGGTGCACCTCATTTATTCAAATGAATTAAATGCATCAATCATTTCTTGCGAAGCATCATCACCAATTAAAACAAATTTTCCATTAACAGAAGCGGCTTTTATAGTAAATCCTTCCATGCCTTGAAGTGGTATTTCTTCACCGTTGACTAATTTTTTGTATTCTTCTGAATTTACATCATACTCATATATTTCACCAACGGAATCTTTATATTTGAAGCCATCAATACCGCCAATCAGCTCAGCCCCCATTCTAACCCGTTCGCCAGACAATAGTCCTTTATCCAATAAATAGTTTTCAATATCTTCAAGAGTTTTTTCCGAAACTTCGATAGATTCACTTTCTTTTTCGGTGTCATTTTCAATAATGCTCTCGGATTCTTTTTTGGCATCAGAAGAAAAATCGAAATTTTGCACATTTTCTGAAAAAGCATCTCTATATTGTGTGAATATTGCAGTATCAGCAGATGTTCCTGTCTGCTCAACTCCATTTTCATAATGAGCATAAAGGGTATCCGCTTCTTTAATTAATTTATCCCATATATTTATTATGTTTTCAAAATCATTAGAAAGTGAGTGGATATACGAATTATATTCATCTTTTTTCTTGTAATTTTCCTTGAACTGACTTAAAGCAAATTCTATATCAATTGATTCGCCAGTGCTGCTTGTCCCGTCCTCCTCGTAATGATAAAAATCGCAGAACCCTTTATTCCACACATCTCCAACTATCCAGTTGTCGATTTCTAATAGCATATCTTTTTCAGACACAACCGTTTGCGCTTGAGTTTCTTTTTGCTGTTGAGAAATGTTTTCGGTAGTTTCAACCTGTGCCTGCTGCGATTCGTTTGTTTCCGTTTTTTCTTTTGCGCCACATGCAGTAAGTGCCAACGAAGTCATAATTAAAGTGATCAATAGTTTCTTTTTCATTATATATTTCCTCCTAAGAAAAATTATTTTTTATTAAAACGCCGTAGCGGTTTAATCATTTTATCGAATTTAAACCTGTTTCATACAATTTATTTACATATCGCTTATTTTCCTCATTCATCAAATAAAAATAATCTTCTAATACAGTTATGAAATTAATGATTTTATTTTGCTTTGCCGATTGCGTTTTTAATTTTGACATCTTCAAACATGTATCGGCGTAATATCTATCGACCATCTTACGAATAGCCGCCTGTTTTTGATTAGCGAGTTGTTTCTTTATTTGCGTAGGACTGTCACCTGTATACTTAATGCCTTTCAACTTACACAATTTATCTGCATATTCTTCAGCCAATGCATATCTTTCAAAAAATGTATCTGGCTTTTTGGTAGTATTAATTATGTTGGCACTGTCTTTAAGTATTTTTAAATATTGTGGAGCCATTATGCTGTCATTTTTGTGAGAATTAAATAATCCCATTTTTAATCCCTCTCATGTGCTTCTGTTTCAATTTCCTGTACATCATGTTTTGTAAAATCTTTATTTAAAATATGTTTTAATTCGTGTTCGTAAGAAATAATATTTCTTTCATGACTCAAACGGCTATTTAGTACAATTGTATAACTCATATCCCCATTTTCTATTACAAATCCTCCAATAGTAGTAGGCATATTTTCAAGCCTTGTATTTATAATGTTCATTGTACAATCTTCATTCATCATAGTTGTTAGTAACCCTTTCTATCAATTCTTTTATAAACTCCACATCTTCGCCTTTCGTTTTTCTTACTGCATCTAAAAGCACTTTATGCCCTGGATTTTCAAACATAAATTGTGCTATTTCTTTAGTATCATCGTTGAGATAGTATAAATTTGTTTCGCCCTCATTTTCCACACCTGTCATTATAGTTATATCGCCGCCTAATTTCTTTTGAATAAGTACTGCTCTGTCATACGGTAGATACTTCATTTTCTTGGGGTTAAGATACCCATTAGAGAACTTTAGTTCTTTTTCCAATGCTGATATAGTAATCCCCTGTTTTTTACATAATTCTCGTACATATTCCACACCGTTCATAGTTTACCTCACATTTTTAGAAAAAATCCTAATTTAGTATTGACAAACTAGAAACAATCCTATATACTTGTACTTAGTTAGGAAAAATCCTAAAAATACAAGTGCGTAGAAAAAAGTTTAAAGTATTTGTCTGGTAAACACTATTTTAGATTATTTTCTAATACATGTCAATAGATTATTTCCTAATTCTTAAAATAATTTTTAGAAAGAATAATTTCCCAAAAATTAAAAACTGCCAGTATCTCAATTACTGACAGCAAAGTGTGTGAGGAGGTGAGGGAGACGGAACAGCCGAGAGAACCTAGGTTTTATCCAAATGAATTATCTCTTTCTTTTGGGACAGAAGAAAACAGGGAAAAAACGCTTCAAAATATCAATGATACCTTGAAGCGAATAGAGACTATTCTTATGGAATTGAAAACCCAATTTTCCGTTTTGGAAGGTCAGGTTTTTTCTCAACAGAAGTGAGCAGGAAATTTAGCTGGTCAATGTGCTGCATGAGGGTTGATGGTTTGCCATTGCAAAACCCTTTAAATACGATAAGGGACGGAGGTTCGCAGACTATTTGGGTTACATCAAGAAGAATGTTTTGACCAAAGTTTGCCAAATATAAACTTGCTTCGTGTTCGCTGTCAAGTTCATTTTGAAAATTATCAATATAATCTAAAATGACTTGAAATATAGAAACTGAATCTGTCACATAGGGTATTTCGGGGTGCGAACTAAGTTCTCGCAGTTTACTACTTGCAGCGATGGCAGAATTAACATTATTTAAAGTGCTTAAAATGTCCATTTTATTTCTCCTATATGTGTATTGATAACCACATTATACCATAGGGAAAAATCTAAAGAAAGGAGAATTGCATTGATTTTAAAAAAAATTAAGGAATTGTGTGCAGAAAAGGGCATAACCATAGCAAGGCTTGAAAAGGAATGTAAAATTGGCAATGCGACTATTTCTGCGTGGGACAAGTCAAGCCCTAGACTTGACAATCTGAAAAAGGTTGCTGATTTCTTTGGCAAGCCGATTGAGTATTTTTTGGAGTGAGCGGTTGATTTTGGGAAAGGAGGCAATGAAAATGAAACCTGCAATTATTGTAACAGATGGAGAAAGGACGGAAATTTTTTATGATGGGAAAATTCTCGAGTGTGTGGAAAAAATAAAATTTTCACACAAGTCAACAAAGGCAAGAAAAGCCAAAAACTATCCAGAAATGGAACTTACTTTTAGTAAGCTTCCAATCGTTGAAGGAGAATTTGAGGGCTTTAAACGGTTTTTGCAAGAGGTTTTACAGGAAAAATCCCCAAGCAAATAATTGCCCGGGGATTGTACATTTAAGAAAGTCTGTATGATTTGTTGCCATTTGGATAGATTTTTACACACTCAATCATATCGGCTTCTTCCAACCGAATCAGTACAGACCTTGCTTCTGATTCGGAATATCCAAACCTTGAAAATTCAGAACTACAAAACGTTTTGTTTTCTAAGGTTTTTAAAATTTCCAGTAATTTTTTAGATTCGTTGTCCATAACTTTTCTCCTTTCATAATATTTCAGCATGGCAGTGCTGATAAAGGGATTATAGCAGATCGGGGGGAGATATGACAAGCAGTTGATTTCGGGAGGGGGTGAGAAAGGTGTTGAAAAACAAAAAGGTAGAGGGATTCATAAAATCAATAATCAATATGGCGGCAGATAAAGGAATGTCGGAAGAAGAGTTTACGTCAGCTATTGATACTGCAAGAAAGATAATCCGCAAAAATCCTATATCAAAAGATTGTCTAAAAAATACTAAACTTTCTGATGATAATGTTTTTGGCGAGATTGAAGTTGAGTAGAGGGGGTGAAGTTGTGCAGTTTCCGCGAAAAGTAATGAGTCTACCAGAAGTGCGCAGGGAAATGGGAATTGCTGATTATATGCTACGGAACATAGCGCGTACACCTGGGCAGAAGTGTGCGTTCCGAATGAGCGCAACCGGGCAGGGCAAGATTTGGTTCGATACCGACAAGCTTGCCAAAGAGCTTGAAAAGAGAATGGCGAGGTGATGGCATGGAGCAGGAGATTTTAAAGATTTTGTCCAGTGGAAAGAGCTTGGACAGGTATAAGAAAGTGCTGCAGCTCCTCAACAACGAGGATTGCGGCGAGTATGAAGCAGAACAGCCCCAGAGGAAACGCTTCCTTGGCTGGGGCTGCATTGGTAAAAACAAATCTGTGCTTATTATAGCACAAAAGGAGGAAAAAGCAAGTGTTTGTAGCAGTAACATGTGATAATGATGACTGTAAATATTATAGAGATGGCAGTTGTGGAAAAAATGAAATATCAATAAGGCGCAGAATGCTCCCGTATTTTGAGCGCGGGGATCGCGGAATCAGCCGCGATTGCGAGGATTTCAAGGAGGCAGACGATGGTGTATCCGATTGAAAACAAGATGGTAGTCGATGCGGCATGGCCGGAATACGATTCGAAATATGATGATCTGCCACGATGTGAATGCTGCGAGGAAAAAATAAAGCAATATCGGGCGTTGCATATCCTGTCAGGAAAGAAAAGAGTCTGGATATGCGACAGGTGTATTGAGGATATGAAGGAAGTGACAGGGTGGTAGAAAAACGAATACTTAACAGCCGCGCCGAATGGCTTAAAAACCGTAGCAAGGCAATCGGTGGTTCGGAAATTTCTGCTGTTGTCGGCTGCAATCCATACATGGACAATGTAACCTTGTGGGAGATTAAGACCGGGCGCCGGCGGGCTGATGATATATCGAACAAGCCTTATGTGCAGTATGGGACGCTGGCAGAGGAATATTTGAGAGCGTTGTTTGCGCTGGATTTCCCACAATATAAAGTTATGTATGAGGAAAACAATTCCTTCACAAATGACCGTTATCCGTTTGCGCAGGCTTCTCTTGACGGGTGGCTAGAGGACGAAAATGGCATGCTTGGGGTTTTAGAGATTAAGACAACCGAAATCCTGCGCGCAGTGCAGAGGGAGAAGTGGAAAGACCGAATCCCGATGCAGTATTATACGCAAATCCTTATGTATTTAGCTGTCTTAGAAGCCGACTTTTGCGTTTTGAAAGCGCAACTTAAATCTTGCCACGATGGAGAGGTAACGCTCACTACAAAGCACTATTTTATAGAAAGGTTCGAGGTAGAGGACGACATCAGCTACTTAATGAGTGAGGGCGAGAAGTTTTGGGAATATGTTAAGAGAGACAAACGTCCACCTCTCAGGCTTCCGGAAATATAGAAAGGCGGTGAATAATTTGAGAGCGCTGGAATTAACAGGACAGAAGTTCGGTAGGCTTACAGTTATTGGAAGAGCCAAAAACATCAAAGGAAAAAGTGCTTGGTTTTGCAAATGCGATTGTGGAAACGAAAAGGTTATATCTGGAAGGAATCTCGTGAGCGGTAATACAAATTCTTGCGGTTGTTATAGAGAAGAAAGAGTAATTGAATCAACTCGAAAGCATGGAATGGCTTGCACGAAATTAGGACACGTTTGGAGCCATATGAATCAACGCTGTTCCAATCCAAACGACAAGAATTATAAAAACTATGGAGCTAGAGGAATTAAAGTCTGCGATGAATGGAAAGATGATTTTCAAGCGTTTTATGACCACGTTTCAAAACTTCCGAATTTCGGTCAACCCGGATATTCAGTAGACCGCATTGACAACGACGGAAATTACGAGCCGGGAAATGTAAGATGGGCAACCGCTTCGGAACAGGTCAACAACCGAAGAAAGACCGTTAGGATTACGTTTAATGGACAGACCCATACTTTGAAGGAGTGGTCAAAAATAACATCAATTTCACTTTGCGCAATTCAGCACAGGTATTATAGAGGAAAGCCAGTGGAAGAAATTTTAAGGAGGTAGGAAAGTGGAGTTAAAGGTAGAAGCGATAACTATTCCTGAAAAGATTGCATTTAACTACGAAGAATTAAAGGAATGGGCAACAGGCATGGCAAAGTCCCGTGAGAACATTGTTTTCACGGGCAATAAAGAGGAAATCACTCTTAGAAAGAAAGACCGTTCAGAGCTTAATAGAATTGATAAGATGTTAAACGATGAGCGGATTAGACTGGAAAGAGAGTATATGAAGCCGTTTGATGTTCTGAAATCTCAAATTAACGAGGTTAGGGGAATTATTAAAGCTTCTAGCAGTGTAATAGATGGGCAGATAAAGGAGATCGAGGAGCGACAGAAGCAGGAGAAAAAGCAAAAGATTGAAGAATTGTTTTCCTCATTCCCAACAGTTGAATGGTTAAAACTATCACAGATTTGGAGTGATAAATGGCTCAATGCCTCCGTATCCATGAAGAATATTGAAAAAGAAATCATGGAGCGTATCGAAAGCATCAAGGCAGACCTTTCCACACTCTCTGATTTGCCCGAATTTGCCTTTGAAGCTATCGAAACATATAAATCTACCCTTGACCTTAACAAGTCGATTGCGGAGGGTCACAGGCTGTCAGAGATGCAGAAACGAAAGGCAGAGCAGGAGAGGATTAAGGCTGAACAGGAAAAGGCAAGGGCGGAGCAGGAGAGATTGCGCAGGTATCAGGAAGAGGAACGTGCAAGGCTTGCAGCCATGGTAACGGTGAAAGAAATTGCAAAGAGCGCAGAAGCATACCGGGAAGCTGCTAATGTCGGCGGCGTGCATATGTCTGAGGAATTATCAAAGCAGAAGGTTTCTTTTTGGGCAATCATAACGGTTCCACAGGCATTAGAACTGAAAGAATTTTTGAACAGCAGAAATATTGAATATGGAAGAAATTAAGGAGGATATGAGATATGGCAGTACAGAACAGTTTAACCAAAGGAAAAACAGCAAGCAAAAATGAAGTTAAGGTTGTGGCAAACGGGGAAGAGTTTACCCTCACTCCGGAAACAGTAAAGGCTTATTTAGTATCGGGAAACCGTGACTTGGTGACGATGCAGGAGGTTGTGATGTTTATGAATCTGTGCAGATTCCAGCACCTTAATCCGTGGCTTAAAGAAGCATATCTGATTAAGTATAGTCAGAACGACCCGGCGGCCCTTGTGACCGGAAAAGACGCGTTTTTGAAGCGCGCGGAGGGGGAAGCGAACTATGACGGATTTAAGGCCGGGATTATCGTGCAGGACGAGGAAAGCGGAGAGGTGATTTATCGCGACGGCTCTTTCAAGCTGCCCGGAGAATCTCTTGTTGGAGGATTCGCGGAAGTTTTTAGAAAAGACCGAGATCACAGTTTTCGCGCTGAGGTTTCTTTTGAAGAATATGCCGCACGGAAAAAGGACGGTTCTCTCAACAGCCAGTGGAGTAAGAAGCCTACAACAATGATTCGCAAGGTTGCGCTTGTGCAGGCTTTAAGAGAGGCTTTCCCCGGCACGCTGGGAGGAATGTATTCCGCAGAGGAAAAAGGCGTTGACGAGCCGATTGACGTTGATGTTACGGAGGTTCCGCAGGAGACGCCGCAGGCCACGCAGGAGCCAACGCCTGAGCAGTACGAGCAGCAGTCCTTTGCACAGGGCGGTGCGGCGGATGCGCTGTTTGGGAATCAGTAAAAGGTAACTATCAACCGTAGTATTTGTTCATGCGATATATCACGGAATCGGCGGCAGAGACCAATCTGCCGCCGGAAAGGAGGATTCAAAAATATTATAAAGTGGGGGTGCGAAAATTGAATTATATAGACCTTATCAATTCATTCTGGGATTCAGCCACAACAAATCCGTTGTCTACAGGGCAGGTGTCGTTATACTTTGCGCTTTTGCATGTATGCAACAGGAGCTACTGGACAGAGTGGTTTGCAGCGCCGAATCAAGTGCTTTCCGTACTGACGGGATTAAGCAGGTCAGGAATACTGAAAGCGAGAAACGAATTGAAACAAAGAGGTTTGATAGATTTTAGAGAACGTGGAACAAAAGCGACATATTATAAGCTTACTATGTTAAATAGTAATCAAGAAAGTGTGCAAGAAAGTATTCAAACAAGTGTTCATATAGCAAATAGTACGCAAGATAGTGTGCAAAATAGTACGCAAGATAGTGTGCAAAATAGTACGCAAGATAGTGTGCAAAATAGTAGCACATTATATAAGACAAAAGACAAAAGACAAGACAAAGACAAAAACAAAGACATTCCCCCTATATCCCCCGTGCAGCACTTTGATTCTTTTTGGTGTTACTATCCGCTTGACAAAAACCGTTATCTGGCAGAGCAGGCTTATATCGGCGTGATTACGGATGGAATCTACACAGAGGACGATTTAGTTGAGTCTGCTAAAAACTATGCGGAATACTGCAAGATTACAGGCACCGACAAGATTTATCATGCTGATAATTTCTTGAAAAAATGCGTGTTTGAGGATTATTTGCCGGGCAAATACAAGAAGCCTACTCAGCAAAAAGCGAAGAACAGTTTTAATGGTTTTGAACAGCAGGGGTATGATTTCGAGCAGTTGGAAAAAGATTTGCTTAGCAACTAGGAGGACACATGGATAAATTTGACTATAGTAAAGTTATAGCCCTGCATAACGCAGGGTGGAACAGCGCCAAGATTGCTGATGAGATGCGAATGACGGAAGAAGAGTACGACAATGCACTTTTTAACGTACTTGACGTAACAGACAAGGAAATTAAAAGGCTGGAAGACAGGTATAAAACAATTATGGCAGTGTTAAAGGGGTGATTCCATGCGCACAAAATGCCACGCCTGCCTATGCCGGACATGCTTAAACACATGCTGCGACCGTAAAAACTGCACAGGAAAAAAAGAGGCGTGCGAGAGGTACAGCGGATTCAGGCAGTTGAGCATTTTCGAGCCACCACCACAGCAGACCGGCACACCACGTCATTCCTGGCAGTATTACGGCATCAGCAAAGAGCGGTACAGGCAGCTTACCGAGTACATACAGTCCGGTAGATATGCCTCTCTCGCTTCACAGGCGGCTCATACAGCTAATGAAATGATTACAGAGCACATTTTACTTAGCGTCACACAAAACAAGTCCTATGACACTTTAGAGAAGCTATGGGCGAGAGGGGAGATTGAGCGGATACCTTACGGGAAAACGGATTTTTATGGGATTAGGAGATATTTCTTTGCAATCATGAATGAGGAAATGAAGAAAATAGGAAAGTGAGATATAAAAAGCCGCTTTAATCGGCGGCTTTTCCCTCAAGATACTTTTTTATTAGCTCTTCCAGTAAATCAGATACAGACCGTTTTTCCTTGATAGCTTGAATCTTGATTTTTTCAAGAAGTTCTGTGTCAATGGTAGTTGTGAATTTTTGTTTTGCCATGTTCCTATCCTCCTTTATGCCATAATACCATAAATACGTATTGACGTAAATAGGAATATTTGATAGAATATACGTATAGAAGTATTTACGTATAAAAGGAGGCATGTATAATGTCAAAAATGATTGACTTAACAGGGAAGAGATTTGGCTATCTGACTGTTATCAGAAGAGCAGAAGAAAACACCAAAGCTGGAAAAGCAAAATGGATTTGTAAATGTGAATGTGGAAATGAAAGCATTGCTACCGGACGAAATCTTATAAGCGGAAATTCAACGTCTTGTGGGTGCATGAAAAATCAGTTGATTGACTTGACGGGGAATAGATTTAATCATTTGACAGTTATCGGTAGAGCGGATAATGATAAATGGGGAAAAGCACAATGGAAATGTGTTTGTGATTGTGGGAATGAGTGCGTTGTGAAAGGTTCAAACCTTAAACATCAAAAGTCTTGCGGTTGTGACCTGTGCCGACCAGAGATAGAAAAAGTTGATGAAAGAATAATAAGAATATGGGCTGGAATGTATTCAAGATGTTATAACGACAATGAATGCAATAGTAAAGCTTATAAGAATTATGGAGGCAGGGGAATAAAGATTTGCGATGAATGGCTCGGAAAAGGCGGTTGTAGGCGATTTTATGAGTGGGCTATGCAAAATGGTTACAGAGAAGATTTAACTATTGACCGTATAAACAATGATGGGAATTATGAACCGACAAATTGCAGATGGGCAACGTATGAGGAACAGGTGAACAATAGAAGAATATCGGTTAGAGTTTTATATGAGGGCAAAGAAATAACTCCCAAAGAATTAAGTAAGGTTACTGGAATAAATATAAATACTATTTACAGCAGACTAAGGAGAGAACGCACTGCGAACGGAAACGACTGCCTTATTGATTTTACAAACTGGAAACCGAGAGAGTGGTAATTTTACCACTTGTTTGATTTGGAGGTTATGAGGATAGGGAAATGAGGACACAGGAAAGTAAAGAGCGTTTAATGGATATGGTAAAAATGCGCCTTGATGGGTATACACTAAATGAAATTGCTGAAAAGTATAATGTTTCAAAACAGTGTATACAACAGCATTTATCTATTCTTGCAGGAAATCAAAAACCACGACTAAAAGGTGTTGATGAAAGGATAATTTATCCAAACCTTGCCAAGTGGATTGCAGAAGAAAGAATTGCGAGATATGAGTTATCACATATGCTTGGCTTGTCAATGAATAATATGGTCACTACAACGATAAATAAAAGGTTATACGGAGAGGTTGATTTTTCCATGAAAGAAATTAAAAAACTTCTCGAAATCACAGGACAGACATTTGAATATCTGTTCGTAGAAAAGGAGAATGAGCAATTAGAATAATTTGGTACAACTCCCCATCAAATCTCCTGTACAATATCATTAGGGATTTAGGGGGATTGTGGAAAGGTAGGATAATATGGGATTGAAAAGAAAGGTTAAAGTTAAAATGTCCTGCACAGCTTATGTAATTGTTGATGAAGATGTACAAGGCAACATGGAGATAGAGGACGTTGAGGGCATAGAAGATATTGACGATTTTGAGGTCATTCAGACCGATTAGTTGTTTTTGGGATTGAGGTGGGAAAGTGGCGAACGTTGGAAGACCTCCAAAGTATAAAAGCAAGGAGGAAATACAAGAAAAAATTGAACAATATTTCCGAGATTGCAAAGGGGAAATATTGAAAGATGATGAAGGAAACACCATTTTTAATAAATTTGGAAATCCTGTCATTGTCGGAGAAAAACCTTTGACTGTAACCGGGCTTGCGCTTGCTTTGGGGTTTGCCAGCAGACAGGCACTGCTAAACTATCAAGCAAAGAAAGAGTTCAATGACGCGATAACGCGCGCGAAGTCCCGTGTCGAGGAATACGCCGAGAGCCGTCTGTTCGACCGTGACGGCTCAAACGGCGCACAGTTCAGTCTGCGGAACAATTTTAAGGGGTGGGACGGAGGGCAGGAGAAATCACAGGATGAAATGGCGAAGTTGGATGAAATCATCCGTAATATTGATAAGGTGGCGGTAGACAGTGGAGAAACAGAGGTTCAGCAGGAAACAGATTGAATACTGGAAAAATGCAAACTGTAGATGGAATTTTAAAACCGGGGCAACGAGGGCAGGAAAAACTTTTATTGATTACTGGATGATAATGCGGCGCATCCGAGAGCGGATAGGGAAGTCGGGGCTTGTCGTTATCCTGGGGGTCACAAAATCCACGATTGAACGGAATGTGTTGGAACCCATGCGGCAGATATACGGCGACTCCATGGTAGGAAACATAAATAACGAAAACCGCTGTTATCTTTTTGGGGAAATCACCTATTGCCTTGGAGCGGAGAAAGTAAGCCAGGTATCTAAAATCCGGGGTAGCTCTATAAAGTATTGCTACGGTGATGAAGTAGCAGAGTGGAACGAAGAGGTTTTTGAACTTTTAAAATCCCGCCTTGATAAAGATTATTCTTGCTTTGACGGAGCGCTGAACCCACAGGGACCGAACCACTGGCTAAAAGAATTTCTTGACAGCGAGGATTTGGATATCTACTGCCAGAAGTACACTATTTTTGACAATCCGTTCCTGCCGAAAAAGTTTGTCGATGATTTGTGTAAGGAGTACGCCGGGAGCGTATACTATAAGCGTTACATATTAGGCGAGTGGGCATTGGCAGAGGGGCTTGTTTATCCCATGTTTAGTAGAGAAAAGCATATTGCAAGGGGAGCGGTAGAGTACCACAGAAACAGCCAGTATTATGTATCTATCGACTATGGTACGGTAAATCCCTTTGCAGTCGGCATATTTGAATTTAACGGGCAAAAGTCCACCATGATTAAAGAACTGCATTACGAGGGCAGGAAACAGCCGAGGGTAGACAATGAAGCATATTACAAGATGATGTGTGACCTTATCGGTGATTTGCCGATTGAATATATCATTGTCGACCCGTCCGCGGCATCTTTTATTGAAACGATAAACAAATACGCAAAGTATATTGTAAAAGGCGCGGACAATGATGTGTTGAATGGAATACAGGAGGTCACGAAGTATCTTAATATGGGGCTACTGAAAATACATGAAAGTTGTGTGGAAACTATAAAGGAATTTGAGGGCTACGCATGGGACGATGAAAGCAACGAGGATAAGGTCATAAAGGAAGGGGACCATCATATGGATTTACTTCGCTATTATATATGGGGAGTAGCTAGAATGTTGAATAGGTGGGTGATTTGATGAATGGATTTTCAAAAAGGTTAAAAGGATTAAGAGGAAAAAGGACTTTGCAAGAAGTAGTTGACAGCGTAGGAATATCACGCACAGCGTTGATATATTACGAAAAAGGTCAACGAACTCCAGACGCTAAAATGCTATACAAACTTTGCCAATATTACGGAGTATCGTCTGACTATCTTCTTGGAATTGAAAATAATTTGAGCGATTACGAAAGGCTGAAAAGAGAAAACGAATCACTCAAAAAGAAGATTGCTCAAATAAAGAAGATAGTAGAATCGGAGTGATGGCATGGGCTTAATAACATGGATAAAGGCGGTGTGGAACAAATTGTTTAAGAGAGAGATTGAGGAAAGGTTTAACGCGGATATTCTGCTGTCTTCCACGATGGAAAACTGGATTGATAAATTCTATCGTATCACATCGGGACACCCAGACTGGGAGGACGTGGAGGACGATATTGAGAGTATCAACTTTGCAGGGTACATAGATGACGTGACCGCAGGGCTTGTGACGCTTGACGCAAAGATTAAGATGCCGGACACGCCGAGAGGGAAGTTACTGCAAGAGTCCGCAGACTATGTTCTGCAAGTGCTGAATGACAAGGTATCAGAGGCGTTAGGCAATGCAGGGCTGATGTTCAAGCCGAACGGAAAAAATGTGGACTATGTGGAGCCGGGAAACTTCGCACCGACTGACGTTGACAGCAACGGTAATATCTTAGGCTGTGTGTTCCAAGACCAGCGAAAAGTAGGAGATTACTATTACACGCGCCTTGAATGGCACAGGTTTGAGGATATAGGCGAAAACCATGTGTACCGAATAACAAACTATGCGTATAAGTCTACTGGCACAATGGGGATTGGAAAGCCATGCAAGCTGTCAGAAGTGCCGGACTGGGCGTATCTGGAAGAAGATATTGCACTGTTGAATATCAAAAAGCCATTATTCTCTTACTTTAAGAACCCAGTTCCGAACCGCTTAGACCGCACAAGCCCGTTAGGCGTTCCAATCTGGCATAACTGCATGAAGGAGTTAAAAGACCTTGATGTGGCATGGGGCAGGAAGAGTGGGGAAGTGCAGGACAGCAAGCATATTACATTTTTGCCGGAGAGTGCTATCAGATATGCGGATATGCATAATATAAAGCTACCAAGATTTCTAAAAAGTTTTGTTTCAGGAAATCCACAAGATGATGATATTCGCGAACATGTCGCCACCATATTGACCGAACAGAGAATAGCAGATATAAATTCCATATTATCCATGATTTCTACCAAATGCGGATTCTCGCAGGGGACATTCACATTTGACGAAAAGCAGGGATTAAGGACGGCTACTGAAATAGAGTCTGACGACCAAGAGACGATCCGTACAATAAAGAATCTTCGTGATGCTCTGACGGTATGCCTTGAAGATTTGTTCTATTCTCTGAATGTATTTATAGACAGATATTATTCAAAAGACGAATATCCTTCCGAGAACTGGGAGCAGTTCAAAGAAGAAATGAACATAGATTTTAAAGACATTACTTACAACGCGGAAGAGGATAAAATGTTTGCTTACCAGCTTTCGCAGAATGGGTATATGCCGAAATCACAGTTCCTCATGGAACATTGTGGCAGAACAATGGACGAAGCGAAAATGATGATTGCAGAAGCAAACCTTGAAAGTATAGGAAGTGAAGAAGGGCTATTTGACGATGAGTTTTATAATTCCCAGCAAACACAGCCACAAGAAAAAGAAAGCGAATCAAGAAGCGGCGGACTTAACGGAGCGCAGACACAGAGCTTGATTTCTATTATACAGCAGCTACAGGCGGGAGTTATAACAGAAGGACAGGCAATAAATCTTATCGCTACGGCTATAGGAATAAGCAAGGACGAAGCGAAAAAGATACTTAAAGGCGAGATATAACATGCCAAAACCGAGAATGAGCCGGATGAAGGATTGTTTGGGGAGGAATAGGGAATGTTCAAATGGAAAATTACACTTATATTAAGAAATGGAGATACAATCAGGGGAATAAGTGAAACAGATAAGGATAATAGTCTTAAAGTTGCAGAAGAACTTTTCCCGGAAGATAAACCTAACTGTATAAGCTGCGTTAAATCCGAAGATGAAACTGAAACATTGTTTTTCAGAGTACAGGAAGTAGCTGCATTTAAGATTGGATTGTGATTTTATGAGAATCAGACAGCACATAGAGAATGTTGATGTTGATATAAGCGATGCGAGGTTGCGACGCAATCTAAGGGAATGTCAGAAATTGTTGAACATGCAGGTTGTAGCCGACTGCGACCCTCTGATACCATTCCGGCAGGGCGCACTCCGAAACAGCGTGAATTATCCGGACGGAGTTTACGGAGGAATCATAGAGTACAATACAAGCTATGCTCATATGCTCTATGTCGGAGAGGTCTACGGCCCCAACATACCAATAAAAGACAGTGAAGGAAATATTACTGGGTGGTATTCCCCACCTAAAAAGCACCCAACTGGCAGAGAGATACAATACCATACTCCTGGAACCGGAAAAGAATGGTTTGAAACTGCCAAGGAGAGGCACGGCGCGGACTGGCTGCGATTAGTGAGGGAAACAGCAGGAAAAGATTAACTTGGTACAAATCATGTGTCCGTATAAAGTATAATATAAGTGTGGCTAGGGTAGCTCCCGAACAGAAGAAACGCCTATCTTCCTGCCACACTATTATTATAGGCGCATGAAAGGCGGTGCAGTATGAGAAGAATTGATATGACTGGTCAAAAGTATGGCAGATTGACAGCTATTGAACTTGACCGGGTAGAGAATAACCACACATTTTGGAAATGTCGTTGCGAATGCGGAAATATTGCTATAATTGATGGGGCAAAATTGCGAAACGGTCATACAAAAAGTTGTGGTTGTTTTAAGTTGGAAAATATACGCAGACAGAGAAAACATAATGAATATGAAATTGTTGACGGCTGTGTAAAAGTTAAATTGAGCGATACAGAGTATATGCTTTGTGATATTGAGGACTGGGAGAAATTAAAGAAACATCATTGGTATGTTAATTCTGTTGGATATGCCGCAGGTGGCACAAGTAGAAATGGAGTATTTCTTTTTCACAAAAAGGTTACAAATACCACAAGTGAAATCATAGACCATATCAACATGAATAAGTTGGATAACAGAAAATGTAATCTTCGTATAGCTGACAAGAAAATCAATTCCATAAACAGAGGATTGCAGTCAAATAATAAGACTGGGTACAAAGGCGTTTACCATGATAGGCGGTATGGCACATGGAACGCAAGAGTTACCGTCAATAGAAAGACTATCCATTTAGGTACATTTCCGACAAAAGAAGAAGCGATTGCGGCAAGGCAGGCAGGAGAAGAAAAATATTATCTTCCACAGCTTGAGAGCAAGAATGGATAGATTTAGTCAAGAGGACAGCAGGAAAGGAGCAGGGGAATGGAAATGCAAAATGAAATCGAATATGAATATAACCAATTTCTTAATGACATAAAGGAGAGCGGCTTTATATTCGGCGCATACATGGACGAAGACGAGTATGAGGACGAATATTCACACAATGCCATTGATGAAGCTATGGGGATATTGCAGGAAAAAATTAGAACATATCTGCATGAGAACAGACCGGGAGAGTTTGTTGTAAGTTCCGGGTGGTGCGTCCACGTTATGACACCTGACAGAGCAAGACAATCAAGAATATCTGAAAGAACAATAGAAAACTTTCTTGTGAGGTGATACCATGCTCCCTCCTGATTACTTTTCGTTTAAGGAAGACCGATTACTACAATTATATTCCGAGTTAGAAGCATTTATCCTCAAAGACATCACCCGCCGCCTACTCTCCGCCGGAGAAATGACCGCCACCGCCGACCGGCTTATCTGGAAATTACAGCAGATGGGCGAGAGCCAAGCGGCGATTGAGGAAAAATTGCGGAAGCTGACGGGGATGACGAGAAAGGAACTCCGCTCACTCCTGCAAGACGCCGTCCTGACCTCGTGGAATGACGATAAAGCCACGTTAGGACAGTTAGGTATAGAATTATCGAATCCGCTTGAAAATGCCGCTGTAATCCGAGTTATGGACGCAGAGTACAAGAAAAGTCTGGGAGAACTGACAAACCTCACACGCACAACAATGAAACAGTCGCAGATTGACCTTATCAATATGCTTGACGAAGCTGATTTAAGGGTGGCGGCAGGCGTGCAAAGCTATTCGGCGGCGGTGTGCGATATTTTGGACAGGTACGCCGGACGGGGGATATATGTGGACTATCCGAGCGGCACACGGCGGACGCTAGAAAGCGCCGTCCGCTGCGCGGTCGTGACGAGCCTAAATCAGACGGCGGCGCAGGTGACAAATCAGTACATAGTAGAGGCTGGTGCTGAATATGTGCTTGTATCGGCTCATTTAGGGGCGAGAACGCAAGGGAAAGGGCAGCCGTATCTTGCAGGGCATGACAACTGGCAGGGGAAAGTTTATCGGATTAGAGGGAGTGAGCCGGGTTATCCGAATTTGTTAGAATCTACAGGGTACGACATCGACCCAGTGACAGGACAAGGAAAAGTTGTTGACCCTAGGGGCTGTCACGGATATAATTGTAGACATTCACACAAACCATGGGACAAACGCTTACGCAACCCCTATGTGGACGAAAACGGCAAACTGAAAATAGACAGCGAGGAAAACCGAAAGCAGTACGAACTCCAACAGAAACAGCGTGCTATGGAACGAAGCCTACGGGCATGGAAAAGAAAACTGATTGTCAAAGAACAGGAAATAGCAGGCGTGGCAGAAACGGACGTTAAGGAGATATTGCAGCGTGACTATGACCGCATGGCGTACCAGTTGACGCAGAAAAACAAGGCGTACAACGATTTCTGCAAACAGAACGATTTGCAGCCACAATATGACCGCATAAAGGTGGCTGATTTCGGAAGGGAGCAGACAAAGCAAGTGAACCAGAGCGCAAGGAGATATAAAAAGGAGAAGGAGTAAAAATTATGTTTAGTGCTATTGTATTGATTTGGATATTGGTAAAGTTACAGGCTCCGGCATGGTGCTTTTGGCTGATTGGGATAGGAATGTTTATTCGGATTGCCGATTTATTTATCAAGCTGGGAAAAGCAATCGGGAAAGCTGAATAATTGGTACAACCCCCGCTCGAATCTGTTGTAAAATTGTGGTAGGAGGTAGGGAAGATGATTATAACAAAAAATATATGTGACATTTGTGGAAAAGAAGTAAGAAAAGTAGGAAATATGAATTTGCAAATCAATTCTTATGGAACGAAAAGGAACTTTGATATATGCGAGGATTGCAAGAAAGAATTGGAAAAGAGAAAAGCTGATGTTGAAATTGAAATGTCGGTAAATTCCGCATGGTGGAAAGAAAATCAGGATAAAAACGGCGATATTGATTACGGAAAGTTTGAAAGCGTGGGAAATTGCGAGCAAGGTGGTATTAGTTGTCCGAAATGCAAGCATTTGAATAATATGTATCTGTTCAAAGGTAAATGCGAGCGTTGTGGATATGAGGAGAGAAAATGATAGATGAAAAGAAAATTATTGACGATATAAAGGAATGGAGCAAGGAAAAGGAAATCAAGTGGACTTCTGATAGCGTGATTAGTCTTTTAGAATCTGCACCTAAAATCGGCGACTGGATTCCATGCAGTGAGCGGTTGCCAGAGAAAAAAGATAGTTATTTATGCACGATGGAAAGCGTGCCCGGGAGTAAATTTAGAACGATTGGACACTATAATGCGCCTGGATGGACAGATGACAGTAAAATTCGAAAGACTATCGCTTGGCAACCCTTACCGGAGGCGTATCATGGATAGATGGGTAGAATACAATGTCAATCCATTAAAGAAGCGTGTCGGCGACTGCGCCATTCGTGCGTGTTGTAAAGCTACAAACCGCACATGGAACGAAGTTTTTGACGCTCTGGTGCAGATTGCATACCGGCAAAAGGATGTTCTGTCGGCTAACAAGGTATGGGGCGAGTATCTGGCAGATAACGGCTATGTCCGCTATGAGCCGGACTTCCCTATGGACGTGTACAAATTCTGCTGCAACTTCCCGCATGGTACATACGTTTTAGGGCTTGACGGGCATGTGGTGACGGTTGTGGACGGTTTTTTCTACGATACATGGGATTCGTCCGGGAAGAGTGTTATTTATTTTTGGGAGAGGGGATAGTAATGTTTAAGGTAAAAGCAGTTGCAACCGTATATTGCACTTGTTTGTTGTCTGACGATGACGGTCAGAAAGTTTTGGATTATATAAAGGAAAATCCAGAAGAATTTGAATTTATGACTGACAAAAATAAGATATTAAAGGCAGTCGAAAAACTATATCAAGATTCAGAAGTGAACGTTTATGATGATTCTATTGAGAGTGATTTTTTAACAGAAGAATTTAGATGGTCTGAATTTGAGGATAGGACGCCAGAAGAAATCTTGAACGGAGAAAATCCGAAAGACTGATTGCAACCCATCCGTAAAATTGCTATAATGAGGGAAATACAGAGCGGAGGTACGGGAATGGAAAATAGGGATAATGTAAACGAAAAAGAAGTGTTTGTACTGGAACTTCTTTCAGAGATTAAAGAACAGTCTCGGAGATGGTTTAGGGCATTTCTTATCATGGTTGCTGTTGAAGTTCTGACGATTGCCGGATTTATCTGGTATCTGAATCAGTACGACTTTGAAAGTTCTATTGAGCAGAACGGAGTTTATACACTGATTGACAGTGAGGGAAATGTGATAAGCTCCGATATTACGCCTGAACAAATAGAAAAGATTATGGAGATTGTAAACGATGGCAAGAACCAAAATGACGCGAAGCAGAACCAAAAAGAACGGTAAAAGCAAGGGAACCGCCAGGAGGAAGAAAAGGTGATACATTCTTGAAAGTATGCGATTTTACAAAGAAAGAAATTGAATATCTTGTAAGTGAATGCAACTTCTCAAATGATGAAGAGAACGTATTTCTTATGAGATGCAAAGGGCATACATTAGATGAAATTGCCGAAAAAATGAATGTATGTTATAAAACTGCATACAGGATAAATAGACGAATAAAAAATAAAATCATCAAAGTTCTTTAACCCACGAAACTTTATAACCTATAATATCAAGAATCTCAACAACTTCATTGTAAGAAAAACTTTCCTTGCGAAGTCTATTGCTGAAATTTTGAAACGAAAGGGCTGTTCCGTGTCTACGGTTTAATTCATCATTAACCTGTGACATGGTAAAGCCCTGTTTTGCTATAAGACCTTTTAAATCATTTTTTAACGACATAAAATCAACTCCTTTATTTATGATTAGTATTATATCATAATAAAAATAAATTGTAAAGTTTAATATAATGCTTGCCAATTATAATAAAATGATGTATAATTAAACTATAAAATTTAATAAAGGAGAAAATCATGGTTGAAGATTTAACGGGAAAGAAATTTGGGAGTTTACTTGTTTTAGAGAAGTCATTTAAAGACCAATACAGAAATATACATTGGAAGTGTCTTTGCGATTGCGGAAACATGACTACCGTAGACGGAACAAAACTGAAAAGCGGAAGTACAAAAAGCTGTGGCTGTCTTAATTCAGAGAATAGAAAAAGGCATATAGAAAACCTTACTACCCATAATATGCGCCATACAAGGCTATACGAGATATGGTGCGCAATGCGAAGTAGATGTGAGAACGAAAATAAGGAGTCGTATAGGTGGTATGGGGAAAGAGGAATCTCTGTTTGTTCTGAATGGCTCGGCGAAAACGGATTCATGAATTTTTATAATTGGTCTATGGAAAATGGATATTCTGAAAACCTTACTATTGACCGAATAAATGTAGATGGAAATTATGAACCGTCTAATTGCCAGTGGGTAACAATGAAAGAACAGGCAAACAACACAAGAAGAAATATAGTAATATCTTATAAAGGAGAAACAAAAACCCTTGCAGAGCTTTGTGAAGAGTACGATTTGAAATACAGTATTATGTACAACAGAATTACAAAGCTGGGATTGCCATTTGAAATTGCTATGAATATGCATGGATTTCATAAAGTTATGTATCATGGAAAAGAAACAGATTTGCGGCACATTGCAAAGGTTGAAAATTTGAAATATAAAGATTTATTAAAGCTTGTTTTGGTAGACAAAAAAGACATAGTTGAAGCTATATTTGAGTTAAAAGAATAGGAGAAGATTTTATGCATAAATTAAGAGAAAACGCAGAAAAAGAGTTAAAAGCGATTGAGGAAAAAGGCTTGACATCTTCCAACCTTGACAACGCCTATAAGCTGGTGGAAATCATGAAAGGCGTGGACAAAATCGAGATGATGCAGGACGGCGGATATTCGCAAGAAGGCTACAGCCGGGATATGGAAGATTACAGCCGTGAGCGTGGATATTCCAACGACTACGACAACGGCAATTCCTACCGCAGGGGCAGGAGCGAACGCACTGGAAGATATGTTCACCGCCCGAATTATTCCCGATTATCCGGCGATGATGAGGATATGGACAGATACCGCCAGAGTAAACGCGAGTACTCCAACAGCCGGGACGAGGGGAGCAAGAACAAAATGCTTGACGCGCTGGAAGATTTTATGTCCGGCGTGTGCGGCATGATGAAACAGCTCACGCGCGACGCCGATTGCGCTGAAGAGCGGCAGATTATTCAGAGCTGGTGTAGAAAAATTGCAGAGATATAATATTTCAGAGGGGCGGCAGTGATGCCGCTCTTTTACTTTAAGTTGGTACAAATTCATGAAAAATCTATGTTATGATATAAATGGTTGGAAGTGGTGTAATTGGGAGCACGATACGCTATCGCGGTTCGATTCCGTTTTATGACTGTTGGGAGCACGCTATTAGGTAATGGTTCGGGTCCATTCTTCCAAACGCTGCGTAGTCGCTCTACGCTAGACAGGAGTACAGCGGTCACTGCCCTGTCGAAAACAAAATAATGCTGATAGGGGAGTTTTCCCCTGTCGGAAACCGCAAAATGGAGGACATGGAGTGTTTAAAATATCAGAAACAGAACAGCGAACATACGAAAAAATTCAAAAGAAATTTATTGAATGTGGTTTTACAAAGGAAGATTTTGAGAAAACCAAAAATATAGAAGAAAATAAAACTGCCTTGTGGATTTGTGCGCCTATTGCAAAACATTTTGGAGTAAAACCGTATGAATTATTAGCAAGTATATTTGTTTCTTCAATTGCAAGTCATTTAAATTTCGGAATGCTGCATAATGATATAATAAAGAATATAGAAAACAATAAGAAAATTTGCGAATATTGCCAAAATAAAAAGAATTTGTTTCTTACACGTGAATGTTTTGATGCTGAAAAAGATAGTTCCGAAATGATTATTAAATATCCTAAAAACGGAATTGTTGAAATTGCAAGTCAAGACAGTTTTAGCTTATATGATAGGCCGACAAGGACAATCAGGCGAATAGTGATAAATTATTGCCCAATGTGCGGCAGAAAGTTGGATTAACTTGGTACAACTTCCCAGCCAAACTGCGGTACAATATAGCCAGTAAATGCATTGAGAAATGGGCGCGACAGCCTATAAGTCCGAAAGGCATGAAAGATAATCAGAGACAGGAACAAATGCGAAGCGTTTTTGCGGTATCAATGCTTTTATGATATAGGAAATCGGGAGGAACGGGAAAATGATTGGAAATATAATTGACGGTACGGCTACATATAAAAATCACACTCTTAACATGGATAAAATTGAGAGTTTGGAAGATTGCAAGAAAATATTAAAATTTCTTTGCGACCTTTCAATAAATCCGCTTCCAGAAGGAGTTGAATACGGCGGTTTTTCTGCCGTTGAAAAATATTTTAATTAGGAGACCAACCATGACAGAAAAATGGGTACTCTGCCCCATCTGCGGAGGAAAAACACGCACGAAAATCAGACCGGACACGGAGGCGAAAAACCTGCCTATATTCTGTAAGATATGTAAGAATGAACTCTTGGTAGATATTAAGGATTTGAAAGCAAAAGAGGTAGATAACAATTGTATGAGTATTATATTTCTATAATGTATGATACGCCCGTTTACAAGAGATCAGTCGCGGGAGCTTGCTATAAAATTGATTACAAGTTAGACTCTTCTGAAAACATAATGAAATTTATGAAATATTTGGAAGATGAAGGATATAAAAACGGAGTAGTTTTGTTTTTTAAGCAATTAAATGAATAGGATTTAGAGCCAGACGCATAGACGCAGTGCCAGTAGATACGAGAAATCGTGTTTGCTGGCATTTTTATTTTGACATTATCTAATTTTCGATAAATCATAACCCTCCTTTCAAGAGGGTGCATCCGTCAGTAATGGTGCTGCATGGGCGGTTCGATTCCGCACGGATGCATTACTAGGCATAGTATAAATGCTTACTCACGACAGCCGACAGTGCTGTATAAAAATCATGTATGGAGGACAAAGATGGATATTTTTGAGATGTTGAAAGAGGCAGGTGTTGAGATTCCTGCGGACAAGAAAGACGCATTTAACAAGGAGTTTCGCAAGACCTACAAGTCAGAGGGCGAGATTTCTAAAGTGACGGACAAGCTGGAAACTGACCGCGACAATTGGAAACAGAAAGCGGAAGCCGCAGAGGAAACGTTAAAGAAGTTTGACGGCGTTGACCTTAAAACCATGCAGACGGAGCTTGCGACATGGAAAACCAAAGCAGAGAACGCTGAAAAGGACTATGCGGCACAGATTGCGAAGCGTGACTTCGAGGACGCTCTGAAAGAGGAAATCGGCGGCTATAAGTTTACGTCCGAAGCGGCGAAAAAGGCAATCATGGCAGAAATCAGAGAAGCCGGACTGAAAGTAAAGGACGGCAAAATCTTAGGACTGTCTGACTTGCTGGCGCAGATGAAAGAGAAAGACGCTTCCGCTTTCGTGAACGAGAAGCAGGAGCAGCTTGAAGCAGGACGGGCGAAACCGTTCACGGGTCCGCTCAATCAAAACGCAGGCGGTCAGAAGATGACAAAGAGTGACATATTGAACATCAAGGACGCAGGGCAGAGGCAGTCAGCTATTGCACAGAACCTTGGATTGTTCAGAAAAGGAGAATAACAGATTATGGCAGCAAAAGAAAATTTAATCATGTCGGCGGATATACAGGTAACCGCCCGCGAGATTGATTTTGTTACCCGGTTTGAAAGAAACTGGGAGCACCTTAGAGAAATTTTAGGCATCATGCGACCTATTAAGAAGCAGCCGGGTGCGGTGCTAAAAAGCAAATATGCAGAAGGTACACTGGAAAGCGGCAATGTTGGCGAGGGTGAGGAAATCCCTTACAGCAAGTTTACCGTAAAGGAAAAAGACTATGCAGAAATGACGATTGAGAAGTACGCAAAGGCTGTTTCCATCGAAGCGATTAAAGACCACGGCTACGAAAATGCCGTGCAGATGACAGACGATGAATTTCTGTTCCAGCTTCAGACGGACGTTACCAGCCGTTTTTACACCTATCTCAATACCGGCACGCTGACAAGCAACGAGAAGTCTTTCAAGATGGCGTTGGCTATGGCGAAAGGGCGTGTTGTAAACAAATTCAAGCAGATGCACAGGAACGCTACCGGCGTTGTAGGATTCGTGAATGTCCTTGACGTTTACGAGTATCTGGGAGATGCAGAAATCACGGTGCAGAATCAGTTTGGTTTCCAGTACATTAAGGATTTCATGGGATTCAATACCATTTTCCTTTTGGCAGAGGGGGAAATCGCAAGAGGAAAGGTTATTGCTACCCCGGTTGAAAATATCGTTATGTACTACGTTGACCCGAATGAAAGCGATTTTGCAAAGGCTGGGCTGGTTTATACCACAGGCGCAGGAGAAACGAACCTTATCGGTTTCCACACGCAGGGCAATTACAACACCGCAGTATCGGAGGCATTTGCAATCATGGGATTTGTACTGTTTGCAGAATATATTGACGCAATCGCAGTAATATCATTTGGAAGTGCGGCTGGTGCTTCCACAAAGGCGGCGGCAAAGAGCAAAGACGAGAGTAACCTCTCATAAGGAGCAACCATGTACGCAGATTACGACTACTACCAAACTGAATACGGCGGAAAAATGTCTGCGGACGAGTACAAGCGATTTGGGCGGAGGGCAGAGCGCAGGATTGACGGCATAACCGGGAATAAACTGCAATTTGCCTTTCCGACCAATGAGCGAGACGTTGAGGCGGTGAGGGATTGCGTCTGCGAACTGGCGGACTTCCTCTATCAGATTGACGATTACAACGCCGCCGCTATGGAGAGCATGGGAACGGTGGCGCAGGCTGACGGGACGGTAAAGGGCAAGGTTATCACGTCCATGTCGTCCGGGAGCGAAAGTATCGGCTATTCCGCAAGTGGAGCATTTGACAAGACAGACGTTATGAAATCCGCAGGAGATAGGACATACAGAGAAAAAGTGGAATGCGCAATAGCGAAGTTTTGGTTTGAGGGCGTTCCAGATTCAAACAATGTTCCGATGCTTAATTCAGAAATTCCCTACCCACGCCGCAATGCACCGATAAGCAGACCGCCGGAAAGCAAGCCTACAACGCCAGAAACTACGCCGGAGGAAAGCGTGGCATCATGGGGATAGGCTACATTGACAGCGTAATTGTATATAACCGCTATTACAACGACACAACGGGCGCAGAGCAGTATTTTGGTACACGCCTTGACGGTGTAAGGGTAGAGTTTACCAAAGAGCAGAACCAAAGCAAAAGCGGAAGTGAGGACGTGAGCGATTGTCTTTTGAAAATCCCGAATGACAGCACGCTCCCGAAACCGTACCTTGTGCCGGAGATTTGGAATGACTTGACGGCTGATGAAATGCTGCAAAACTTCACGCTTAGCACAGACGGGGATTTCTTCGTACTGGTAAAGAAAAAGGAGTTAAACCTTGACATTGACGCGCCTATCGGTATGCAGGACAGCAGTAGCCCAGAGTATGACGGCGGCTTTTTGGAGTACATGAAAAGCAAGTACAGCTATGTGTACAGCATGAGCAGTTTTGCGGTGTTTGGATTGATACCGCATTTTGAAGTAGGAGGAAAGTAATGCAGGATTGCAAAGTGAACATTTTGGGAACAGAGTACAGTATATATTTCCGAAATGAGAAAGACGATGAACTATTGGATGGGAAATGCAGAGATGGATATATCGACCATTCAGCGCATGAAATCATTGTCTGTAACAAGAAAGATGATTGCGAGTTAAGAGATTATGAGAACTGGAAAAAGGTTGTCCTCCGGCATGAACTGATACATGCTTTTCTGTTTGAGAGCGGTCTTGACAGTTCTTCCATAACTCCCTATGGTGCGTGGGCGGCTAATGAAGAAATGGTTGACTGGTTCGCTATTCAGTCCCCGAAGATTTATGCAGTATTTGAAGAACTGCACATTTTGAGGTAGTAACCTATGAACGACCAAATAGAACTCTTAAGCGCAACAGAATACAGCATTATCGAGGAAGCCCTTTGGAAGCTGGTGCGACAGTATCCCAGGCAGGTAGGCGACCCGGACGTTAAGGCGGAGTATGACGCATTGGGGACGAATAAGTCGCTGGCTGTGTTCGTGGACGGCGGACGATACAAGAAAAAGTATGTTTCCGGCAGTTTTACGGCGGTGATTAATTTTCGGGTGGCGTATAAAAGCAATCCTACAACTTCCAATTTGCGGATAGACGCACAGGCTTATGTCGGGCGGATTATGCGGTGGTTAGAAAATACAAGAGATTTACCCCTGCTGACAGACGGCAGGGAGATAACAAAAATTGAAGCATCAACAGCAGTGCCGTATAAGGACGAGACCGGGCAGGACAAAAGCACCGTATACGCGGCATCTGCAACGATGGAGTATATGAAGAAAGGAGCCTAAAAATGGCAAACGACAGAACAAATATGGTGTCATTTCTGGATTTCGGAAAATGGATGGGCGGCACGGATTCCAACATTCTGGAGCTGGGGGACGGTTTTACAGAACTGACAGAAGATTGGTCACCCAATACAGCAGAAACAACATACGTAAACATGAAAACGGCAGCAACAACAGTAAATGGCTATGCGCTGTCCATGACACCGGAGCGTGAACACCTATCAGACAAGGCACAGGAGTACATAGACAAGGCATTCCGAAAGTTCCCGACAGGCAAGGGCGCGGAAACGGACTATTACAGGTTTTACAAGACAGGCAAGTCGGGTGATGGATTCTTGGCGATCAAGGTTCCCGTGGTGGCAATGCCGACTTCTACAGGAGGTTCGGGCGGCGAGACGCTTACCTCGTCTATTCAGATCAGCAGCAATGGTGACGCTATTGACGGAATCATGACGATCACAGATGGCAAGTGGACATTTACAGAAACGCCAGATACAGAGGCGGCAGCGTATACATTGCCTAGGGGCAGCGGTGCAAGTCTTAGCGATTAGGTATTAATGCAAATTAATATACAGGAGGGCATACCTTTCCAGCGTCCTCCTGTTTTGGAAAGGATATTAATTATGGGAATTAGAGCAAATACAGGGACTGTAGATATTGATGTAAACGATAATGGGGATAAAATAAGTTTCTCTATATCGGATAATGATTTTCTCAAGCGGCTTTCTGATTTTTTTGAATGGTTTTTTGGAGCCAAAGAAGAAATAGAGAAATTTTCTGAAAAAGAAATCAGTGATCCTGAAGATTTTAAATTGGCAGTTTCGGCGCAGGAAGGATTGAGCAAGCGGACAATGACAAATCTGGACGAATTGTTCGGAAATGGAACTTCTAAAAAAATTTTTGGTGAAATTTCCCCTACTTTTGTCTGCGTTGTAGATGTCATCATACAGCTTTCGGAAGAGATTGAGAGAATCTCTAAAGAGCACAATCAGTATTTTACAAACAGGTACAGCCGCAACCGCAAGGGCGCAAGGAGCAAATAATGTTTAATGTTTTGCTAGATCCGCTTCCAACAGAATATGAAGGTTTTCCTATCGACTCTGACTTTCAGACAGGAATACAGATTATGCAGGTACTTGAAGATGAAGAACTGACAGAGCAGGAGCAGATAGGGACTGCCCTGTCTCTCCTGTTTTTGCAGGAGGATAAAGACGGTAATTCTTTGCCTTTTCCTGATGCGCAGACAGCGGTAGAAGGACTTGTATGGTTTTTGACCAACTGGAACCATGACCACAACAGCAAAGCGGATAAGACACGGGTGACGGATTATGATATAGACCAGTGGCGTATTTATTCTGCTTTTCGTCAGCACTACGGGATAAACCTTAATACTGACAAGCTGCACTTTTGGGAGTTCATGGGGTTGCTCACCACGCTTCCTGAATGTGCCTATACTCGCGTGATTGACATTCGCTTGAAGAAAATCACGTCCAAGATGGGAAAGGACGAGAAAAAGGCATATACGGAGCTTAAAAAGGTATATGCACTTGAGCAGCCAAGGCAAGTGGATTATACGGACAGCCAAAAAGAAGCCATTGACGATTATGACCGCATGATGGCGGAGCAGAAGCGTATTAAACAACAGAAACTTGCGGCAGATACATTTAAGGAGATGGTAAAATAGTGACAGAACTGGAAATCGGAAAAGTAGTAAAGCAAATCCTATCGCGAGACAATACAGCAGTTGTCAAGCGTGACAAGGAAAGAAATATTACTGTGTATGAGATAAAGAAAAATATTGTCAAGACGGATAAGGAGCGGTAGCGATACTGCTCTTTTACTTTATCCCAAAATATTCCATTTTATTGTAATAAAAGTATCTTTTTGTATTATTATGTGGTAGAATATAAAAGTATTTACCATTTTATGGTAAAATTATATAAATTTTAGGAGGATTAGGAAGATGGGAAAAGAAAAACCAGCAACAAAAATTTGCAAGCATTGTAAAACGGAGATTCCGTATGGTGCAAAAGTGTGCCCTCAATGTAGGAAAAAGCAAGGTGGCGCGCTAAAATGGGTGATTATCGCTATTGTAGTAATTTGCATTATCGGAGCAGCGGCAGGTGGAGGTGATGATAAATCGAAAGAAGCTTCTAACACAAACACCACGACGCAAACCCAACAAAGTAGTGCATCAGACGCGCAAAAGAAAGAGGAGGAGCCTAAAGAGGAAATAGTATATACTGCATATACTGTTACACAAATGATGAATGATCTTGACTCTAATGCGCTAAAGGCAGAGTCCACATATAAAGACCAGTATGTTGAAATAACGGGTAGGCTTGGAAATATTGACAGTAGTGGAAAATACATATCTTTATATCCAGAGGATAATGAATGGGCGTTTGTTGGTGTTCAATGCTACATAAAGAGCGAAGAACAAAAGGAAAAAGTCATGGAAATGTCAATAGATGATATCGTAACATTGAAAGGGAAAATAAAATCTGTCGGAGAAGTGTTAGGGTATAGTCTGGATATTGACGAGATAAAGTGA